CACTGATACAGGGGAAGTATTTACATCTTCCGAGTATGATGTATCAGATACATCGGATACTGTAGAACATTTCTTCACTGTTCCTCCTAAAGCAATTAGCATGAAGGAGCCCTTCAGCACACATATTCAGACTACACAGTCCGGTGGTGTATATTCTGAAGGCCATGGTTCTCTTATCAAGCAGATTAACGTTTCCGGTACAACTGGTGTTCGCCCTCATAAGAAGAACCGGCTAGCTAGACCAGCTCCTGGGATAGAAACTACAGCTTCTCGTCTAGCTCAGGCTGGAGGACAAGCTGCTCCTGCTGGGTCCACTACCCCTACCACAGCTAGAGCTTCGGCTATTGGGTTAGAGCCATCTGAGATCACTGGACATGACTCAGTAATGTCACTGCGTAACGTTTTTCGCCTGTATAGTGATTTACAAGTACAAGGTAATACTTCTGTAGTCATGGTTTGGCGTAATGCTAAGGATGACGATTTCTGGATTGTAGAGCCAAAGGACTTCAGTCTTAGCCAGGATTCACATAATCCATTTGGCTACAAATATGATTTTATACTGCAGACCATGGCTAGGTTTGATAAGAGTCTTCTAGCACAGGCATCTCCACCCGGTTCATCTGGAGGTACTGATCCACAGAGAAATCTTAATTCGCGCGAAGGCTTCTCTGACAGACTTCGTAAAGTACAGAAGACCCTTACTAATGGATATTTTGTAACTGTCAATAGTGCAGGACTCATAGATGGTGGTATCACAGCAGTCAACAAGATCATCAAGCCGATGAGTGCTGTTATTCGTGGTATTAAATCCAATGTAAATGGGCTATATGGTGCTGCTGACAAGCTCGTTCGTGCCACCATGGACCTGTCCTATGAGTTAACAACAGCAATCAATAACCTTGGAGACATCGGTAGATCTCTTAGCGTTCGTAGACTTGCACGTCATTGGAGACGTTCACTCATTGCTTGTTTCAAGATTCTCACTGAAGATGTTTGGAAAGCTACATTCCAACAGTTCATAAATCAACGAACTCGTATTTCACGAGCATATACAGTGCCTGGGTTTAGTGGTGCTCCTCAATCACCAAACACTGGAGGCTCTCCAACATTCTTAGCGAACAATCCTCACGTTAATCAAGTAGCATCACACGTAGTTGGTGCTAGTGACGACATCCGCTCTCTGGCAGGTAGATTACTCGGTGATCCTCGTAGATGGCAAGAACTGGTTGTACTCAACAAGCTTAAGCCTCCTTACGTTAATAATACGGCAGGCATAGGTGTTCTCGGTCCTGGTGATCTTTGTTTGTATCCTAAAAAGGGTGGTGGTGATACAAACAATATGATCAAGTTACAAGATAGCTCAGGACAAGATTATGATAATCTTGGGTCATCTGAGAGTACTGGTTTACTTGACCAAACTTATGGACGTGACTTACGGCTAAAATATGTTAATGTTGGAGCTGGACAGACACTTGCAGATATTGAAGTAAACAATAGAGGCGACCTTAGCACCATTGTAGGTGTTGAGAACGTGGACCAGGCTATCAATATCAAATTCTCTACAGAGCGCGGTACTCTCAAGATGCACCCTTATTTTGGTGCTAGATTTGCTATTGGTAGCAAAGCGACTACAACCTCGTTCAATAACTTTAGACTTAATACATTAGCCACACTGTTAAGTGATGACCGTATTGATGAGGTTAAATCTATTAACTTTGTTACTGTAGGAGATGTTTTATTTGTAGATGCACAAATAAAGCTAATTAACTCTAAAGACTATACTAATACGCATTTTGCATTGAGAAGATTCTAATATGGCATTTGTAGCACGTACTTATGAGGAAATACTATCGGACATGATTACTTATGTCCAAGGTACTACTATCCTTAGCGACTTTACGATTGGATCTGTAATTCGTAGTATCCTGGAGGCTGCTGCTCTCGAAGACGATGAGCAGTATTTCCAGATGATTCAGCTATTAGATGCTTTCTCTATTATCACAGCAACAGGACAAGACCTGGATAATCGCTTAGCGGACTACAATATTGTACGAGAACCCCCTCGTTCTGCTACTTGTCGTAATATTGTTATTGCTGATAAGAACTTAATCACAAACCAAGCTTCACTGGATGTTTCCGCTGGCGGATTAAGTGTCTCATGCTTCGCTATTAGTGCATTTCCTACCTCATTTCCGTTTGTTATTCGTGTCGGTGAGCGTACAACTAGAGTACAAGATTTAACAGTTTCAGCTAGTAACGTAGGTACAGGAACGTTTACATTATCTTCTCCCAGTCTCTTTGATATTGAGGTTGGTGACCGTGTTAGTTACGTGGATACTACTGCATCTCCTAAAACAGTTAACCTTGGTACGAACATTCAAGTACCACCAACTGTAGGTAACGCAGCTGTAATCTTTACGACAAAAGAAAATGCGTCCGTTCTCTCAGGAAACTACTTCTCGAACGCAATCATCGCTGTAGCTACAATCCCTGGGGTAGCCGGCAACGTAGGCGCAAACAAGATTACACAGTTTGTTAGCTCACCACCTTTCTCTGGTGCGTTAGTCACTAACCTTTCTGCAGCAGGCGGTGGCCGTAATCGTGAACGTGATGAAGAATTTGTACAGCGTGCTCTGGCAAAACTTCAGGCTCTGTCAAGAGGTACTCCCCTTGCCATCAAAGCTGGTGCCCTTAATGTAACAGATTCATTAACTAATCAACGAGTAACCTCAGCTAATCTAATTGAAGATTATGCATTAAATGAGGTTAACTTGTATATTGATGATGGTACTGGCTTAACTCCAGATATTCAAAATTTAGCACAAAGTAACTTAGCCATAGCGGCGGTTGCAACTGATACTACACTAGCACTAGAAGATGCATCAGATTTTCCTAGCGCAGGCTTTATTCTAATAGAAGTTGATGCTTCTAATAATGATATTGAAATTGCCGAGTATACTTCTAAGTTAAACAATACATTAGCTCTTACAACTCCGCTTGCATTTAATCATGATGTAGCTGCAATAGTAAACTACGTAGATATACTCACTCTTTCCGCTGAACAAGGTCAACGTAGATTTAGGTTATCTAACTCTCCTATTGTTCGGTTTAGTGATCGTGTATTCATAAACCCAGGAACTGGTTGGTATCGTGCTATTGCAGAAACAGACTATAAGCTCAATCGAGGAACAGGCGAATTTCAGATAATTGACTCAACCGGCCTAGCATCTGGAGCTAGTGTTGTTACCAACTACGATTTCTATACAAACCTTATTGCTAGTGTGCAAAAGGTTTTGGAGGGCGATCCTTCAAACCCAACAGCGTTTCCTGGTTACAAGGCTTCAGGAATATTTTTAAATATTGAGGCACCGATCCTTCGCCGTATTACTATTCGTGCATCCATATCTGTGGAACATGGTTATACAGAGGCAGATGTTGCACCAAGTGTAATTATTGCAATGACAAACTATATCCGTACATTAGGTATTGGTGAGGATGTTATTCGTAGCAAACTAATTGATGCTGCACACAATGTTGTTGGTCTTAGGGATATCATCATTCAAACTCCGTCAGCTAATATTGTTATTTTAGAGAATGAATTGCCTGTTCCTTTTGATGCTTCTGGTAATTCTTTAGTTAGAGTATTCTGATGTCTATACTAATTGAACAAAGTGCTATTAAAGAAGTTCGTGATCAGCTGTTTTTAGACTTCGCTGATGGTGAACGTCTTAATATAGTTTCATCTAACCTTGGTTTATCTCGCCCTGCTTTTGGGTTTTCTGATGATACCTGGCGAGCTGTTGCTAAGGTCTTAGGGCTAAATTATAAGCAGATTACTACTCAATTTGCTCAGATACTGTCTATTATCTTTGGACCACAGAAGACTGTAGCAAGTTCTCTTAAGACTGCTGCAGTTGCAGGAGATTACAAGCTAGAAGTCTGGTCTACAGACCAGATGCCACAGATAGGAACTGTTGTTCTTGATGAGGGGTTAGCTAACGAGGAGATCATCACATACTCTCTAATTGATAGATATAATCACATTATTATATTAGATAATGTACTAAC